TTAAGCTCTAAAAGTGAATCATAAGTTATGTTTTTATATGTACGATCTGCTTTCCCCTTGTCTGTCAAGTTAACGTGAAATTTACTGTATTTTTTCTTTGCCATTTATTTTCTTTCATCTCCAATATCCTAATATCAAAACAAAGACATCACACTAAAGCAATGTCTTTGTTATTTAGTTTATTTATTAACTCATTAAATTTAATTCGTTTCTTAATAAACTATTAACTCAACAACTTAATATCATCACTCACCACATAACCTTTTCTAAGTAAATATTTCCACAGCCACTCTAATCCCTTACCTGTGACTTTAGAAGTAAATTCTGTAATAACTCCACCAAATCCATTACTATGTGTACTTGGTTTTAACTCAAAATACCCTGTATCAATATATCTTTGATAAGGAATATTCCATTCACCCTTACTGGATTGCAAAATTTCTTCATTTCTAAGAATCTCAAATAGCTTCTTTTCGCCAATTGTTTTATTACTTTTAACTCTCTCATTAAATATCTTTGCAACTTTTCTAATTCCCATTAATGAATCTGTAATAGCAAATCTATCTGCCATTGCTACTTTTGGTGCTTGAATCTGTAATTGTTCATCTTTTTCAGCAATTTGTTGATTTTTATATTCAACTAATTCACTTACTGCAACCATTCTGCCTTCCTGAGAATTAGCTTTGATAATACTTAAACATAATTTATCTTCTTTAGTGATTTCTAGTTCTTTCAACTCAAAATATTCATCAATCATTTGATCCTGAATATCATAAGCTAAATCATCTTCCATAATTCCAACTAATTTAAGATATCCTTTTCTACTAAATAAATAGATATTATTGGAGCGATTTAATGAATTTTGAGTAAATATTTCGTGGTGTAAAAATTCCACCTCGGATTCTGTTCCTTTTAAATCAATAATATCTATGTTTTCTCTAAATCTAGAAATATGGCGTTGAATTGTTCTGTTAAATTCTTTCACTTCAATTCCATGTACATTAGCAATTTCTTTAGCAAGCAAACATTTCTGATTATCACCAAATTCCCCAAATATATTATGTATTTCCACTCCATTAATAATTACTACTCCGTCAATTGTTAAATTATTATTATTTTCCATTATAAAATCACTCTCTTTCATTTTATATATTATTTTTAATATCTTTTTTCCCAGTTACCCATTCCACAAATACATCTGTTGTTTGATCCCAACCAAATTTACACCAAGACTTACGACTGATTGGATGTACTCCTATTTCTCTAGGACATATCCCTTTTGAAAAGTAGAAATTAATTTGATCAAAATTATAAATATAAGTTACTTTTTCTTTTATAGAATTATTCATTGTAACACCTCCTTTTTAATATAAATTTGCATCACAACTTTGTAACACATCAAAAAGACACCTCAATAAAGAGATGCCTTTTAATCAATCACAAAATATTAAATTACTTATCACACATAATGCCGTATCCTCGCTTGTGCAACATAACATCCTTAAAATATAATCTTTATACTTCTGACACTCACCAAAATCATTACAATTCTTCTCACAATACTCACTGCTTCTTAATTTATTCTGTTTTATATTATTACTACCATTACCATTATCTTTACCATTAATTCCATTGCTTTTATTGTCAGGATTGTTCTTGTTTTTCTTAGGACTTGCGATTTTAATCACCTACTTTTTGATTATTTTATTCTATAATTATAGTTTCACTCCCTTAATAATAAATCCACCCAAAAATTATTAGAGTTGTTATTTTATAAAATCCAAAATTTCCAAAACCCTTGCTACAAGCCACTTTCATGGTTCAATAAATAACATAAAATCAGTGATTTATTTGGAGCTGGGTTGTGGATGGAATATGGGGATAGGAATAGTAAAAAATAAGGAGAAAAGAGAAGTTTTTATTTCTTCTGCTTCTCTCCTTATTTTGATGTTAATAAAAACAATTATAGACTTAGCTATTGTTTATAATTGTTTAGTTCTTTATTTAATATTTCTTCTATATTGTCTATGTCCCAGTACCAAATCTCTAACAATTGAATATTATTTTCTTTTGCATACTCTCTTTTTCTTCTATCATGTTCTTGTTGATCTTTAAATGCTTGTTTGTTTTTATGAAATCCTTTTCTATATTCCATATGTTGAATTCCTTGAAACTCTATTAAAAGATTAAATTCTTTAATATAGAAATCATAAGAAAGATTTCCATTGTTAACTCCAACTAGTCCATGGTATTCTCTTTGTGCAATATAATCAATAAAATGTAATTCTAAATATCTTCTAATATATTGTTCACCTTTTGACTCTGCACAAATAGGACACCGTTGGCCATTAATAAAATTGTTAGCGTTCATGGGAAATATTTCACCACAAGTTTTATGCGTAAAAGATAAAAGTGATTTATTATTTATATATTCTCCATCAACAGTATATTCATCATTTACCAAATCATATACTTCTTTTTGAACTATTTCAATAGTTTTTCTTTCAAGGCCGGAACATATAATACATTTATTGCCACTTAAAATATCATTAGGAATAACCATATATTCTTGATTACAAACATTATGTTTCATTTTTATCTTAGTTGAACTTCTAATGTATTCACCTAAAACTTCATATTCATCACCATATTTTTCATATATTTTCTGTTTGAATTCTTCTGTATTACTCTGCTTACTTTCATTACAATTTGGACATCTACATTTACCATGTGTAAAATTAGCAGGAGTTACCTCGTATTCATATTCACAAGTATTATGTTTCATTTTAATATACTCATGTATACCTGTATGTTCACCCAGTACGGTATATTCATTTGCAACTAAATCATAAATTTCTTTCTTAAATTGCTCTGTAGTTTTATTATATATTCTTTCTTTTACTGGAGTACATTTATCACATTGTTTTTTATCGAAGTCTCTAAACATTCTAAAAGACGTAGAAAATGGTTCTCCACATTTACATATTAAATCTAAATCTTTTCTAATACCTAAATATTCTTTGCTTTTTAATTTACAACTAGATTCACTTTCAACTTCTATGTAATTTTTTACATCAATATATAATAATTTTCTCATTATTTATTACCTCCTGTAGAGGACAATGATGTTATTTTGTTATTATCTTCTAAGTCTTTTTTAGAAATTCTCCTTAATTCTCCAAAATCATAATCAAATTGTCCTTGGGAGTTAATTATTTTTGAATTGTCAATGTCAAATTTTATCCATGAATGACCTGAATTAATATATTCTTTGGCATAAGTAATCATTTCTATTATTATTTTATCAGAAGGAATATAATCATTTATCGATATAATTCTAATTAACATCCATCCTTTTAATCGGATAAATATTTCTCGTCTTTTTTCTTTATTATAAAATTCGTCAATTGATATTTGATTTAATTTTATACTATTTGTATGACCTCCACCATCATACTCGATACAAATAAATTCTTTTGGAAATGCAATATCTAAACTACAAGTCGAAATAGGGTAATTTAATTCTCCATTCAATAAATTACATAAATATTCTTGTTGTTTAGATGTTGGTGAAGTATTATTCAAATACATAGTTTTACGAGATTTTTCTATGATTTTTACATCTCTAAATGGATGACCACCTACATATTTTATCCACGTTTTATTGCGTTTATCTTTTACTTCATCATTTAATAAACTACATGAAAATCCGTATCTATCTACACATGTGTTTTTTACTTTTTCTTTAATTTCTTCATTTTTGGATGGATTATCAAAACCATATTTTTCAATATTAGTATTAATAATTTTATTCTTAATATCTTTATTCTGTATAGGATATAAAACATCATAATTATCCATCATAGTTTTTTTACTTTTATTTTGTACATCAATATTATTTAATGAACAAATTTCACCATATCGTTCAATATTAGTATCAATTTGTTTTTGTCTAACTTCGTCATTTTGAGAAACCCATTCAACACCATATTTCCTTAAATTAGTTTTTATAACTTTTTCTTTCCACTCTTCTGTTTGAGCATAATTTTCTGCTCCATATTTATCTAAGCATGTATTTTTAATTTTATCTTTAATTTCTTCAGATTGAAAAGTATTTTCTACTCCGTATTTATCTAAACATGTATTTTTGCGTTTATTACTGACTTCATTTAACGAATTTGTACTTTCAACACCATATTTTAATAAATTACTTTCCTTAACTTTTAATGATTGACATTTCTTACAGCAATCTTTATGTATAATTGCTTTTTCATTCTGCTTGATATAATCCTGATATTTTTTATTTGTAGTATTTATAAAACAATAATCACAAAGTACATCTACATATATATCGCTATTACCTTTTGACACATCTTCCACTTTGACTTCAAATTCATCATTATATTGCGTAAAAACATATCCTTTGTTAATATAGTATTTTTTGTTTCTTTTATTCCAGTTAATTAATACAGTTTTAGTAAGCACCATTTTAATTACCTCCGTTGTAATATTATTTCCCGACCAATATATAATAGGGAAGGTGGTATCGGAATTACCACTTTTCGAATAAGCATTAAGTTTCGAACCTCAATGATTACCTATCCCTAAATAATTATATATTACTTATTGATTTTTGTCAAACTAAAATAACTTCATCCAATGGAACAATAAACAGATTATCAATCTCAATTTCCTTACCAATTAAATCGGAAGTAATTTTTGCTTGTTTATTAATTGGAATTTGGCAAATATCTTGATCAACTTTAATATATATAGTATCACAAGCATATTTACCAATATGAATGTTAGTAACTTCATATTGATTCATTTATGTTATACCTCCTTAATATTAATAAGTATATTGAACCATTGTAACCATCTTATCATTGTCACTTTCGCGCAAAACGTCGATATTCATGTCGAAAGTTGACGGATCTCCGTCCGATTTAAAATCTAATTTAAAGTCGGCCTTGATTTTGGCCCGATTTATAACCATTTGGAAAGCTTCATCCTTCGAAGTTTCAGCATTTCGAATCACCGTGTCTCCAACAATGCGATAAGTTGAAGGAAACGCACTCGAAGTAATAGAATAAGTTGTTGCATTTACACCAGAATTATAAGAAAAATATGCAACAAGTTTCTTGTTAGCCCAAGCGACATTAGTTAAAACTTTACCAACCAATGCGCCTGCTGCAAGTGCAGTACCTCCATCATCGCTAAGTTCATAAACAAGAATATCTGCGGCGGCTTCAAGTGGAGTATAAGCTAATGTAATTGCTCCACCAGCAGTTGCAGTTAAAGGATACAAAGACCCTTGATTAATCATTTTAGTATTGTCATCTGGATCGGCAATCCAAACTGTAGATTGACGCATATAGATTGTGGCTGCTCCCGTAACTGTTGCGTTGCCTGAAAGTATTTCAAATGATTTAGGGGATAGTAAGGCATCGGAAATTGTCATAGCCGATTCACGGTCATAATCCCAGATTAATAGCTTGGGGTTCCCTTTTCCCCCTCTCGCAAATGATTGGCTTGCTTTATTATCAAGTGATGTGACTTTTAGAGTATCACAAAACAAAACTGGTTTACCTGTTACAGTATCATAGAATGTAACATCCATTACCTCTTTTACCCCAAATTTGTTATTAGCCATTATTAAATTCCTCCTCATTATTTATTTATTTGTATATATAAAAAAGACATCTCTTTTTGAGTGTCTTAATTATTTAAACTAATTGTTTTTTATTAAAAAACTATTTTATTTTTCCCATCCAATGTTTTAAATCAATATCTTCTGACTTAGCTCCTGCCAACAAACTTCTAATATTTATATCGTATTCATCAAGCATTTTCATTCTATTAAACTGATTATTAAACCAATAAAAATTCATATCCCAAACATTAAAAGGGGTGATCCCATTTCCATTGGATGCTAAAATAGAAACCAAATCTGCTAAAGTTAATGACTCGCCATCTCCAGAACCCTTTGCTTTTGCAAGTAATGCTCTAGCTTTTTTTTGTTTTTCTAGAATTTCTCTTGCTTTTTCATTTGCAGGATTTTCATCGTTTTCACTTTTTTTTATTAAACAATTTTGATATTTAATAACTTCTATAATATCGTCATAATTATCTTTTGTAATAAAACTACACACTTCTTCATTTTCTGAATAAAAGAAAAATCCAATAGAATTAGCATACATTTTTATTTCTTCTCTTATAAAACAACTCATGCTATTTAGAAATAAATACCTAAAATCTTCTTCTCTAGTACAAATAGCAAAAACCAAGTCAAATAAAGGTATATTATCATCAGTAATTTGAAATGATTCTTTGCCTATGGTTAATATGCTTATGTATTGAAAGTATTTAGATTCTGTTAACTCTTCAATCTCACCCATTGTTAATGGTTTAATTAAAAAATCTCCTACTTTAACTCCTCTTCCCCTCATCAATTGTAATTCATCAACCACCACCTTAACCACATCCTTTGATAATCCATACACCTACTAATCTAATCAATTAAATTCCACAACATTATAAATCAAACGATATCCCTGAAATTTTTCATTAGCAGCAATCCAATTTGACCTTTCGAATATTAACTTACCAATGCCAACAATTCTTTGTTCATTGAATAACTTATCAATTTCGCCCATTATGCCATAAGGTCTAAGTTTCCCTTCAGCAATAGGCCATAAACTAATATGTGAAATTACATTTATTAGTATTTTAGATGTTTTAAATTTTATATTTGTTTTACCTAAATTAAAATCATCTAAAACAACTGTGATAAAACTTTTTGCATCGTCAGTTACTAATGGAGTTATTGGAATGGGATATAGTCTGTCAAAAAGTAGAGATGTTGTATTCTCAATATTTGCTTCTAATAAAGGTGTAGATGTATCATAATAAATTAACTTACATAAATTTTGACTACTCATCATAGTCATTAAAATTGCCATAATATCGCTGTCTAATGTCTCAAATCTACCACTAATAATAATCACCTCCACACTCTACCATAAACTCTCAACCTTCAATCTAACAAAACCACTACAATTCACACCACTAACATGAAGTCTCACATATCCAATACTTGTACCAGCTTTAATACTACAATTATTACCACTATAAGTAATAGTTACTAAATTTGTACTAGAGACAGCATCATCTGCTAATACCAACCAACTAGTAGCAATATCACTCGTCACAATCCCACTATCCATGAATTGTGCAATGGCAGTTATTGTTTGACCAACTTTTAAAATTCCAGATGGAACAATATTAACTGTATAATTATGAAATTCCACTGTACTAACTGAAATACTAATGGAATCATTTACACCTTGATATGTTGCTGTAATTGTACAATTTCCTTCTGAATTAATTGCAGTTACTAAACCACTAGAATTAACTATACATACTAATTCATCAGATGAACTATAGGTAATTACAGGAGATAAAACTTCAACATTATTATCAGTTACAGAAACATTTAATTGCAATGTTTCACCTTGCGTAACACTTGCTGAAATTCCATTCAAGATGTCAATTCCATAACTATGCGTAGGTACTACTTGTTCAACTTCGCTATACTTCATCTTGAAAATTAGTAATCCAGGAATGCTAATGTCGTTACCAACACTAGAAATCACATAATTGTATAAACCTAATTTATAAATATCATTTACTTTAATTTGTCTAGAAATTTCAGTATTTGGCAATGTTAGAGGAACCATATTATCGACTGTTGTAATTGTTGTAGATTCATCTGTATTGATTGAGATATTACCAACAATACAAGGGATGGAAATTGGATCAATTAAAATTGAATTTTCATCGTAAAAGAGAAGTGTGTTGTTTGATTGTTGAATTGTACAATCATGTATAAAATCAATTGTATTTGTACTGACCACAATCCAATCTTTATCATTGTATTTAACTAAATCACCAACATTAGCAATAAAAAATGTATCTTTAAATACAATTCTTTTAAAATCATCTAAAGATACTTTCTCATTTGCATTAGTAATACTTTTAAATTGAAGAAAATGTACGGGGATTGTAGTATATATTAAATCATTATTATGTTTGTACTGAATTTCTTTATAACTAACATTACTATCAAAACTGTCTAAAAAACTATCTTTAATAGAATTAATATATTCATCACGCATACTCAGTCCATCATTAGATAATCTTTTTTTATAAGTATTAACTAAATCACTAAATGCCAAAATCAACCACCAGCCGATCCTGTTAAATTGTTAGGATCTTTATGGTAAGAATACATAATCATGTCTTGTATTAAACTATTTTTAGCATTATTTACTGTTTCTCTATTTTCTTTTATATGATTGGCTTGACTATGTACTTGATAATCTTTACCATACACTATTTGATTTAAATGCTTATTTTTCTGTAATTGAAATTCAAGATAAGGAATAGTCATTCCCCTAGAAACAAAAGTTATTTCTTGCATAGACAAACTATCTATAAATTCGCCAACTTTATAATTTCCAATATAAATGTCGCTATTTAATATAGGAGTGGGGGAGATAGTTATTTTATTTAATACAGAATCATATGTATAGTTTTCTGTCTCTGTATTATCAACTGAAATATAAAAATTACCATTAATATAAGGAGTGATAGTCAACATGAAAACTCCAGATAATCCATCAGCAACAAAAACTTCACTTTGTTGTTGAGTTAGAGTATAATTATTTAAATCTGAGTATAAATAATCTCCACATATTCCAATTGATCTATAAAGATATTTTGACAGTTCTATAGTAAGATTATCAACTGTATAATTATTAATAAATCTTGAATCATCAATAGTTAATAAGAATTGTTCAAATGGAGAATCAAAACTTGTAGACATTTTTCTATCACTCCTTTCTATCCTTTATTATTTTATATTTCATTTATTTAATTGATATACTTGTTGGCAAATTCTTGAATATTAATACCAAATGCGTTATTGATAATTTCCCATTTATTTTTATCCATAAATTTAGGATTACCTTTTGATACATTGGATACAATCAACGATAATGCTGATTCTTGCATTGCGTCAGATAATGATTTAATTTTTTCAACAATTTTTTGAGCATCTAATTCAATAATATTTTCAAGCTCTTCTTTTGAAATATCATATTTATTATAACTTTCTTTTAAATACAAAGCTTCCACAACATCATTATCATTAAGTATTCTAATTTCAAGTTTTTCAAAATATTCACGATATTTAGATGCCAAACTTTCAACATCTTCAAAACGAGCATGTTGAATATGACCAAAATGATTAAATCTGATTGGTTTGTTACTATGTGTAGTAAAAGTACCTCCTGCGTGCATCATATTCATCAATAAAACTCTTTTTGCATGATCAATAGATACATATGCCTGAAATCCTTTATCCTTTTCTTGTTTTTGAGGTATATTTATTTGTTTTTCATATTCTTTAACTTCTGTTGTTTTTATTTGAGAAGTTAAAAATTGTTCCATCATAAGAGTGAGATTATTAATTTTATTTTCAAGATCTTGATTTTTTAACATTAATTCTGATTCTTTTGAATCTGGAGTAATAATTACAGTTTGATTGCTTGCTGTTGTTTCTGGAATATTATTTTGCTTTGCCATATTTTACTTGTTGATTCTCCTTTGAGTAATATTTTTAGAAACATTAGAACTGGGAAGACACCTGTATTTTTACAGATGTCTTTTAAATATACTTATAACTTTTTATAAAAACTACAAATTTAAGATACTTTGACTATCCCATAATAACTTTGTGCTGCCAATTTGATTTCCCATTTTTCAGTTAGCGTATATGACATAGTATCATCTGCGTTTTCAAATTCACGGCTTGAACGTATTGTTGTACGTCCCTCCATCCCAAGTTTACATATTTTATCAACAGCAGAACTAACTATAATTACATAGTCATTATCAATTGCAAAATCGTAAGCAGAATTTGGCTTAATACTCTGATCTAGTTTTATTGTTGGAATTCCAAAAGGAGATTGAATATATCCAACATCAGTAAATTCTCTCCCTAACTCTAATTTCATGTAATCTGAAGTTGGCAAAATTTTATTTAATGCAACTTTTGTACCAATAGTTACCGCAGGAGAACCATTAGCAGCAGATACTCTTTCAGCTAATTTAATATATGTATCTTGTGCAAAAGTGGCTTCTTTAAAGTTAGTTCCAATAGTGGAATATCCGCCATAAACAATGTCAATAACCTCTTGTTGTTGTTTTGTACGGAAAGATTTAACCACTTGATTAATTAACCAACCCCAATCATAACTTCCAGCAGCTACACGATAAATATCAATTTTTACTCCTGCTTTCTTGACTTTTGGAGTAAGAGTTACATCTTCTTCCCACAATGTTTGGAAGTGTACACTTCTTACACCATTTGCAACTGTAGATACAGACAGCAAATGATTTGAAGGGATATGGAACGTAAGTGAGTCTCCATCTGCCATAGATTTTACTTCACAAAAATTCAATGCTTGCTCGATTTCAGTCTTCGCATTAATTTTATTTAATGTTTCTTCCAAAACAGAGAAATACGCACGTTCAAAATTCTGGAAAGTAAAAGCTTCGATAATTGGAAAACGCTCTTTATCTAATCCAGAAATCTCATACGCCTCATCAGCCATCATATTACCAAACATAATATTCTTATCTTTTAATGGGATCACATAACCACTTACATCTTTGGTGTTTGCAAAAGTAGCATATCGAAGATTTCTACCTCCCATGTTCTCTTTTTCGTAAAGATGATGCTTATACAATTCAACTCCTAATTCAACTGCGGCAACTTGTTTCTTAGAAAATCTAGCAATTCTATTCATAATTATTTATCATTCCTTTCATTATTATATTATTAATTATTATATTATTAATTATTTTATTAAACACCTTTAACTACACGGATAATAGTTGCATCTACCATAGTTTTCCCTGTAAAGATATTGCAAGTTGCTGTACCAGTTTCTTCTACTTCAAAAGCAACTCTAGTATTACCCGTTAAATCTGCGGCAGCAGCATATTGAAATGTTCCATTGGCAGGAATTACATATTGTCCAACTACAGGAGATCCACTGATTCCAGCAGTATTAACTTTAAATCTCATACCAGTTCTGAGACGATATGCTCTCACAGGGCGAGTAGCAACATAAGTAAAGCTTGCTTTGTTATGAAGAGGAACCCTCATTCCATTAGCATCAACATATACTTCTGCACCAACAACCATTACTACTTCATCAGTTGTTACTGCAGCAGGAACCGCAATAAGATACAAATCCCTCTCCCCACTTACCAAACCAGTTAATTTCCCCAGATAACCATCATCAAGGGGTAGCGTAGCATTTTGTACACTCAACACATCTGCATCAAAAGATGCCTCATTCATAAATTCACATATATTAGCCATTATTAATCAATCCTTTCTTTAATAAAAATTATTTTTGTGGTGCATATTCTTTAATATAAGAAACCCAATGTTCATCATTGGTTTTTTCTTCTTCTGTGGTAGCAGGAGGCAAACCTAAACGTGAATATGTAGTTATATCCTTTCCTTTAACCTCTGATTCATATTTATCACACACAAAAGCTTTAACTTCTTTCTCAAAATCTTCAACAGAAGAGAATGTTTCAAGTTTAGCAAAAAGTTCTGTTCTTTCATCTTCATTAATTTTCTTAGAATATTTTGCAAGAATCACTTCTGCTTCAGTTTCTTTTTTCTCTTTTGCATATTTAGTAATATCAGATTTCAAAGTTTCTACCTCGGTTTCTTTAGATGTAAATCTTTCTTTAATTTCATCTAACTCTTGACCCATTTTAAGAATGGATTCCTCTTTAAGAGACATTTTTTCTGTTAATTCATTCAACTCTGTTTGTTTTAAAGTAAATTCCTCTTCCATTTTTGCCTTATCACAGGCCATTGATTCTTCAGTTTTTGACTTTTCCAAGGCATATTCTTCTTCTATTTTAGCTTTTTCTGAAGCCATTTTATCTATGACAGAAGATACCATTTGTTGAATCATATCTGTCTCCGGCATTTCGGCTTCATCACCATCTACAATCCATACTTGAGTAGACCTAGCCATTTTATACCCTGCAAAATCAAGTTTGAATGTATTATCTTCAACTGTATAAGGAATAGCTTTATGCATACTCATTTTATAATCATAGATAAAAACATATTTGTCAGACCAATCAGAAATCCAACAATCTAATCCAGCACTTTTACATTGATCTTCAAAAATTCCTTCAATTTGATTTGATGTCATGCCATTTAATAATGCAAATTCTGTTTTATTAAATTTCATACTGTTATTTTCCTCCTCCTTCTTTTCTTCATTTGGATCGTTATTTATTGAAAACTCTGTAACCCCTATATCATTAGGAGGGAGAGTTAATTCAAACTCATTAGATTTATCTTTAGAAAAAGATTCTATTGTTTGAGATACAAATGAAGCATATTTTTCTCTGGTATTATTTAATACTTCAAGATGAGCATTTTGCATCCCTTCATGATATTTATCCCCAAGAATAGTAATACATTGGTATATCCATTCTTTAAATCGAAATTTTCCATCAGGTAATTTTTCTTTGTCAAGGACTTCAATTTCTATACTAATTTTTTTATTTCCACTTTTAAGAATATTTTCTGCTTCATCACTTAAATATTCCTTTTGAATTATCCCTTTAGCTACGGCGTAATTATTATCTTTATAAGTTTCATATGAATATTCGCAATCAGCAAAACTAAGTAAACCACCAAGAGGATATTCTTTTGGATCATGTTCATCAAAATCAGAATTTTTAAAATATCCACAAATCGGAGTATATCCTATTGTTCCTTTATTATTTTCATAATCTTCCTCTTCGAGAACACTTCCATTATAATTCTCTCCGATTAATCCAAAATAAAATTTACAAGTAATAAATCTCGGATCATCTTCAATAATAGAAAATTTATCACAATTGAATTTAATTATTTCACTCACATATTCACCCCCTCTCCTAATAAATTCTTATTTATTGTCTAAATTAGGAATATTAAGTCCCAATAGCCACCCAAGAAATTGAAGCAAATGTAGATGTCGCAGCTATAGGTGTTACATCTGCCACACCAGTTGGTTTCCACGACTTAATTCTTATCGAACCACTGGCAGGAGCCCCTGCCTGATCCCCAACCGTACATGTACTATACATATGAGTCAACGATGGATCTCCAACCATAGATACCACTACCGCTACAACAGTAGTTAATCCAGTTACAACATCAACACTTGCTGCTCCAATTGTAGCTACTCCACGAGCTACCTTATATCCTGCTGCTACACCTTGAGTTAATAAATTGATTTGAGCTGCTGTTTTAGTTACTCCGTCTAAAATATTTAACTCTGTGCCTGTTGCCGTAATTGCTACACCATCTGCCAATTTTAAACTATCAATTTTTAATTCTGTTACACTATCACCATTATAATAATTTGAAGCCATTATTAATTCCTCCTCTTATTTTTATTTTTTATTAAAAACTATTACTATTATTTAATAGTCTTAACCATAATTTTTTGGAATTTTCGTCCATTCTAATAAACATTCAGACAATCGATTATTAATTAAAAACAACCAGCAAAGGTTTTCGTCATTTTCGTCAGTCTTTTTGCTAATATAGATAATTCCTTTATCACATAAGAAATCTTTTAAATTTGGATCACAACAAGAAAACAAATCTTCCTTAGCAAAGATTTTTTCTGCATTTTTTACAAACATGTGTTATATCAACTCTCTTTTAAGTTAGTCTACAACTTTATTTTCATTGCTATCATTATCTCTAGTAATTTCATTTGAATCAGAAATTCCTTTACCTAAATCTTCAGCAGTTGGTCTGCCACCTTTATTATCTTTACTACTCAGAGTATGACTACTCATCAATGGTTTAATTTTATCTCTTAAGCCAAAAATATCCATCATTCCATTCAAGCCATTTATCTCAAATGGCTCATAATCCATCGAGGCCATCCATTTTATATAGTGACTGTCATCATATTGAATTGCTTTTGTAAGCTCTTCTCTTGTATCTTTTATGCTAAATTTGTCTCCAAAAAGACGTATCCCAAATTTATATTTACCTGTTTTTTGAGCTAACTGAGAATTTAAAAATCTCTCAAAAATAGGATATAAATGAGAAACGAACGCAACATCTGTCTCAAGACTAGCTTTTATAGCTGATGCACTTTTTGCATCACTAGAACCCATTATATTAGCATTTACTCCAGCATTTTCCCAAAACTTAGAGTTTGTTTGACTTCCTAATATATTAATAAATTGATTATCTGCCACCTTAAGCTCTGATGCTTCTAAAGGACTTCCGAATGCAACCGCACCATAAGGGAGTGAAGACTGGGCAATAGCTATCCAATTTGCTATTAATTTTTGGTCAATAGTCATTTTTCCGTCCTTGTCTACAGGAGACTTCATATATATTAATTTCCACGTATCAAGAAGAGTTTTAGTTTTTAATAGTTTTTTATACTCTTGAACATCTAAAGCATCTTTAAATAATGACCTAAGTGGATTTAGTCTAGCAGCTTTTGTATCATCAAATAAAAATACCGCACTTTTCTCTGGAGGCATTTGTTTATAATATTGAATTCCTTTATTTGTCTGGTAATCAATATAAAAATCATCAAACCAATTTAAAAATTCAGGAGCATAATCAGCTAATGCTTGAGGTGCTTTTAAAAAGAATGACATATTAAAAGAATACGTATATCCTAAACTAGTTCTACCATCTATCACACACCATTGAGGTGGCATTTCTTGTAAATCTATAAAGTCTGCCGATTCACGAACATAATAATATTTTCCACCTTCTCTAATTACTCCCAACATTACATTTTGAAATTGCTCCTTAACTCTAAATTTTCTTAACCAAGTTAAGGCTTTATTATAAGACTTTTTGAATGAAATTAAATCTTTTTTATCTGTTGGGATTGGAGTAATAGGATATACATAATAATTAAATGTTAAGAGGGTACTAAAATGATAAATAGTTCTTTCATATTGCATCACTACGCCTTCAAGATATTGAGATAAACTACTTAATTGCTGTTCAAACTGCTGAGGATATACCAACCAATTTTCGATATCTTTTGAAGAAGGTTTATAGGGAGCAATATTTATATCTTTCATTAAATTATTAGCATATTGAGGAGTATAATAAGGATTATCACGTATTTGTTGCAATGAAGAATATAAGGTATTAGCATAATCACGCATGAATTGTTCTGGTGACATTTCAGGAGATGGAGTGGTCGTAATTATAGGTTGAGGAGAAGAATTTGATGATGGAAGAGATATATTTTGTCTTTGTTTTTTTCTTGCCAAATTTATTTTCACCTCATTTCTGTGGGAGTATAGAGTTGGTTATTATTATATTTTATGTTACAATTATTTTTTAATTATCGAAGTCCTTCCAAGGGGTTGATGTTGGAGGTATGAAACAATCTTCGTAATTATTGTTGTCTGATTCTTTCATTAAATCTTTTTCTAAAATTGAAGCGTAGAAGTTGGAATATGAGATCGCAGAATATCTATCCTTTCGTTGTCCAGACATTTCTTTTAATTTAATATATCCTGTACTTTGATTGATTTCTGACTCCAACAAGACCATTTCATTAACCAAAGCATCTGTATGAGCAAAAGGAGCTTCTAGTTTAGCAACCATTTCAGGAGACAATTTAGATAGGTTTTCAATTTTAGAAATGAAATCATATGAGTCATTTTTATTTACTAACAATTTAATTTTATTTCTCTTGATATTATCTCTTAACGATACTGCTATTTCAGAATTGAATTCTGAGGTTGCAGATATTGTATAAATCTTTTGATCTGCATTTGGCACTAAGCACCTTTCCTGCATTTTTTCTTCATTCATACTATTTAAAGCAGGATATTCAATTCCTCTATCTTTATCATATAGTCTTTTACATAGATTATCATAAACTCCAATTCCATTTCCTTGTCTATCAATTACTATAAAATCACAATCTAAATCATCAAATAATTGTCTAATTCTTATTGCTTGTAATTCGGTATGAGCACCTACCATAGTTTCCATATAGGGTATAATTCTTTCATAACCTTTAAAATTATTTCCATCTCTTTTAGACACCATTGGAAGTAATTGCATCAACATAAATACTGAAGCATCGTTTTGTTTAGTCCCAATTGCAGCTAAATCACAACTTAATATTCTGACTTCTCCTTTTTCTTTTGGAGAATATTTAAATTTTTTATCTTTTATGGTTTCATAAAATGGTTTTGGATATATAGGTTTATATATCTTTCTTATTTGAGTCAATTCATCTGTTTTAAAAAAAGCTTTTTCGCTCTCTCCAAAAAATAAACAGTCCATTTCCATTGTCCAACTAACAATATCCATATCTTCTTCTGCTAGTTCATCAAGCAATTGATCTTTATTAGTTAAATTTTCTTTAATTGCAAATTGATACGGAAGTCCACAAATAAAATATTTTTTACCCCTTAACATTGCATTTAAAAATACTTTATATCTATCAAAAGACCAATTAAATTTATACCAACAAGACGATAAAAATATTTCCTGATTTCGTTCTAGATATTCTTGCTTGTTTTTGTATTCTGGCTTCTCTAAAAAACCTGGTTGTCTAGAAGCAGCTAAAAACCTTCTTAAAACTCCTCTATAAATTACAGGGTCAATCATCCGAAATTCGTCCAAGATCAAAATATTTGCGCGGGCTGATCTGGCTCCTTGTGTGGCTGCTGTAACTTTAATCCATGAACCATTTACGAACTCAACATTTGGGTCATCTGTATTCATTGATGTTCTAATGGAACCTTTAATTTCTCGTCTTAGCATACCTGTTTTAGATTTAGCTATTAATTCAGGAATTTTTTCAGTTACAATCTTCATTGCCTGAGATTTTTGCCCAGCAGCCACAACTATTTTTGTCTCAGGCCATAGAATGCATTTTATTACACAATATAAAGCTGTCAAATAGGTTTTGCCCAATCCTCTGCTAGCGAGAAACATTGTGTAATTATAATGAACCATACAATATAGTAATATTTTTTGAAAAGTTTTCAAAGATAGTCCTAAATACTCTTCTGCAAAAATATCTGGGCGAGAACGATAAAAAGAAGCCCAGTCTCCAACACCATTCATTAGCTTTTCTGACCTAGTTAGTTTTTGATCTCCTTTATTATAATTTCTTGTTTTATCAAAAACACCAACTGTATTTGTTGCTTTATTTCTTTTTACTTCGAAGTTTTTATATCCAGCGATTATATATCACCTAATTTCTCTACTCCTCATCTTCATTTTGTATACTATCAAAATCAATAGTATACTCTTTTAAAGAATCCTCGTATTTGTCTACTGTTTCATTATTTAAATTCATCATTTTTGCTAAATGACCAACCATGTAAACATCAATATATTTTTTCATTTCATCATCCAATGTTTCATGGACTGGTTTTTCATTTTCCCATTTTTTTATTAATGTACCAAAAGTAACTTGATCGTTTGCTTCTGCTCCTGTTGCCTGAACTGGTTTCATATTTGCATCATTCATAAGTTTACTTCTTGTTTCAATTAATTTATTAATTTCCCCTTTAGTATCTTTGCCTTCTTGTCTTATTTTTTCAATGTCAAGATTAATAAAAGAAATATCTTTCATGATCATTTCCATGCCATAATCTGGACACTCAAAACTTGACTTAATCTTAAATATTTCTTCTACAAGGAAATCATATTCCCAATTTTCTCTATTTTTCCCCCAATATTTTACTGTTTCTTCTGGAATTCCATCATAATCATATAATTCTTGATTTTTTGACATATCAGTATTCATATTTATACTTGTTGTTTCCATATTGTCTTTAATATAATTAAAATCACTATCTTTATATCTAAAAGTATCCATTTTTTCATTACTCTTATTTGTTGAAGAGAGTTTGCTTTTATAATATCCAAGAACCCGATCAGCTTTTTTCCCTTTAGTTAGTAAACTTTCTATATGTGATTGTGTTTGCTTTAAAGCTTCCGCACTAAACCTAATATCTAAATCTTGACAAGTTAATTGTAAAGCAACTTCTAAAATATTATGTATTGAGAAATAATCCTCATAAATTTGATTACAGCATTCACGGCATATGCTCATAAAACCATTTTTGTCAAGCATAGGATTCGTTGCTTCATAAAAATTAGTTTGAGACTTATGTTTCATACATACCCTACAATATATTTCTCCAACATTTTCTTTAGGTTCTCTTATTGTTTTAGTCGTCCTTGGAATGCGAATTCACCTCTTTTGTTACCAACATCTTCTAATTCCTTCTTTCCGTACATTTTTATTTCTCCGTACTAACCACATAAAAATAAATAGAAGAGAGGGTACGGAGAATAGGAGCAACCCTAAACTACCTCTCTTCCAATGAACAAATTATGCTCACATAAAAACATCGCCAATTAAGACGATGTATAATCTAAACATAATTCAAACTCTAAAAATTTTTCATTCTCTTATAAATCCTAACCTTGCCACTATCATCATCCAACTCAATCCAATTACTTTGAATCACATTATTGCTATTAATCCATTCAGCAATTTCATTTGAACAATTAAACCACTCTCCTGAATGTCTAATCCTTAATAAATCCCATTGAGTATGTAGTGCTTTTTCCAAACTAACATTACCCAAAACATAGCCAAGCAAAGCTAATTTCCACTTACTCCAGTAGATAAACTTTTTTTTCTTTTCTCAATATTTTTAGTAAAACCAATTTTAATAGAATTATCATTTATATTAAGGAAGAAGTATACAAAACCTGAATCATTCAAATTATCAATCCTTATACATTATTATATTTTATTTTGCAAACAACAAAGAGTATATACATCTTTGCATATACTCTCGACTTGACTACAAAATATTAATTTAAAACTTAGATTTTAATTTATTATTTTACTAACTAATCCTCTAAAAATTCATACATGTTATACTTAGCACTTTCTATTCCCAATTCCTTGCATTTAAAAGCTAATTTTACAACGCTTTCAATAACACAATCAGGACAACCATTAAAAACATGCTCTAAGCACTCATTGATAAATTCTTTCATATAGTCTTCTGAACATTCTTCACAATAGCAATCTAATTCTTTAACTTCTTGTTCTGCTTGACAGATAGGGCATTCACATTGTTCTTCCAATTCATTATCCTCACATTCATATTCATCATCATGATTACCTCTACCACAATGCTCATCACAACCAACGCAATTAGCACATTCAGGACTTACATCATATTGACTGTCATATCCTTCCATCGTATTACCATTCTCACAATCCTCATCCACCAATTCACAAAATACTACTTTAGTATCTTTACCTCCTAAAAATTCCCTAACATCTCCAAAAGACATGTCTGTAAATACAAAATAATCTAGATTATCACCTTCGCTATATTTATATGTTTCATCTTGATCCCATTTTGCATACTCACAAAAGAAATCAATATCTCCATCTTTGTAAAAAGACATTGAAACATAATATTCATCAATTTCTGAAGATAATTCGACTGAATTTGCTTCAACTCCATATTCATTTCCTAAATAATCATAAATATAGTGAGCCAATTCAAATCCACAGATAAATGTAAAATCTCTATCAGATTCAATATGAGAGTCAATAATATTTTCAACTTGAGATAAAGTATATTTTTGCTTATTAATCATTTTGTGATTTCCTGCCTTTATTTTTATTTTATTCTTCTTCGATTACATCAAACTGACTCATAAAATTATCTAATTGTACATCCAACTGAGCAGAAACCTTAATCATACTATTTCCAAGTTGACTATATATTTCAGTAGATGTTTCTAAACCAGTCTTTGTTTTTATAGCGTCTATATAATTAGTTAATAAATCCTTTGCTTCATAATCATCCATTTCTCTAATAGTATAAATTATATCTAACAATTCTTGACATTGAGGACAATCACATTCTTCATTAGACTCATATTCGGAATCATTAGAATTATATTTATTAATATTAGTGACATTACTAGGTTTAGTAGGATTACTATTTTCAGGACTTCCATTCATTTTAGGAAGAGGAGGCATGATGTATAGAGATTCATCCAAAGAGACTTTATCATATGTTTCTTTATCTACAAATTTATTATTTATCATAAATTCTGATTTACCATCTGTAATAATTTCCTTAAACATTATCTTCTCAAATGCCATTTAAGTATCCTCATATTCTTTCTAATTATTTTATATTTTATTTAAACCACACAATCATAAGCACACAAAAATCCTTGCTCACCAATGATAGTTATAGTTTGACTTGCTTCACCAACATATCTGTGATTAGTTGAATATTCATCGAAATTAACGAAAACTCCACCCGTAATAACCTTACATTTATCCACAGTAATTATCTCAAATCTGTGTCTGTGACCTAAGAAAATGAATTTAGGTTTCTTGTCTAATAATGATAAAAATCTACTAGGAGCATTTTTAGGCACATCATTATCGCCATGACTCAAGCAACAATAATGACCTTTAACATAAAATTCAGCAATTGTATTATCTAATATAGACTTCTCAAACTTAATATTCTTTAAATTTGCAGTTCTCAATTCCATAAATTCTAATACAAAATTCTCATATCTATCTTTGTTTTCTGCCTTATCCTTAAATTCATTATTCCGACTGTGATTTCCGGTTACAAAATGCACAATAATTTCTTCAAAATGATTACTCAATTTCTCAATAAATTTAGACATATATTCAGAAAATCTTTTAGTTTGTTCAACAATGCCATATTGATTATTCCTTACTATGGTTTCATGAATAATTCCTGATAGGGCATCCCCTGAGAAGCATAAATGGCACTTATTAATCTTTTCTTTCTTTTTAATATCCAATATTTGCAAAGTGTAATTAGCTAATCTTTTAAGGAAAACATCTTCATTGTATTTCTCAAATTCATTATCTACAGTTAAACCAAAATGGGTATCGCTAATCTGAACTACCATCTCATTATCTTCACCGTATGTATGTTTTGGTTCAATAAATTCTAAATGTTTTAAATCTTTAATTGACTCCTTAATTAAATCATTTAAAGATTCTTTACGGGCAAGGTATCTTATGTCTTTATTTATAGATGTTCTTAAATCTTGAAGTTTTACTCTTTCCTTCTTGAGATTTATTTCTTTCAAATTAAGGTCAGAAATTTGCCCACCATCATTTTTAATTTCTACAGATTCTTTATAATTAGTAGTAGATGGAGCAGGAATGATTAATTCTCTATCACAATCACCAATAATAATATCTCTTGCTTTTAATGTTCCATTTGCTTTGCGATATTTCTTAAATTTACTCCTCAATGCCTCTCCACTGGTATAATTAAATTCCAATGCCAACGAATCCCATGATCTATTCAGAGTTTTATTATATTTTTTGTAACAAATTTCTATTAACTTACTATCCAATTTATACCTCGTTACAATTTATTTTCATCTTCAATAATCACAAATCGACCAATGTGATTTTTATATTACCGTAAAGTAACCACAATCCTGACAATACAATATTGTTTTTCCACAATAAAATTTTAAATAAAACCTATTCTTACCACAAGTAAGACTTGGGCAAGTTGTATCTGCGTTTTCTATATCATAAACTAATTCATACATTGATAATCCTCCTTAGGGTAATACAATAACGTCACTCATACATAATAAAATGAGAAGCCTACAATCGTGTTGCGAGCTTCAATAAATTAAAATACATATAGTGTAGGACTCTAAAAATAGTACGCCATCGAACAGTCTGGAAACCAATCCCTTCAATTGCGTCATATACAAAACTCATCCTACCTTAGTTTTTAACAATTCTCTCGTACTCATCTGAGCAAATTATCATGACAAATGTAATAAATACACTTGCAATCCTCATGCTTTTCAGCAAGGGTAATTATATTCATCCATTTAAGGACTAATGATATTCCTAATTCCAATTAAAATACAGTTTTCTTGGATTGTTAATGCCGTTTTTATCTGAGATATCACGGCAAAACTCATTTAGTATAATATACTCATTTTTTAAATGGATACTCTATGAAGTCAGTTTATGAAACTACTCCCAATTTAGATAATAAGGGAGACGGTTATTTACTCCCCTTATTGAAATGATAGATGGGTTTAGTCTTTACAACATCATTACCATCCTATAGTTCTTCAATGTATCCATATCTTTTTGTTAGAGTCATCACGACTCAATTCAATTTGTTGTGGTTGGACTTATGTTTTTCAACTGCCCTACCACCCATTAATTTGTTATTATGAAGGAATTAGTAGCTTGAGCAGATAATATTTTACAATATAAATCTTACATAATCCCTTCATAATACAAGCAAAAAATGCATCTAAAAACCTCATACTCTTTATCAGAGCAATGCCTGTCTTTCAAGGTCTTACTAACTTATGCACATGATTTTAGGGAAGGTTCGCAATTGCACTAGCGTTGACCTAATTTTATCAAACCCTAAAACAAGTTTTTATTGTTGCTGTTTGGCTTATGCAATTTCCAAAAAAATCATCACCACAACAATTTATAGAGGGAAGTTTAAATTTTCTATCATAAGCATGTAAATTTATGATATCAGACCACAATAGTAGGGCGGTGTATCCTACTCTTTCGAGTGCGTCAGGAACCATTTCTGACATTATTGTGATTAGTTAAGGTAATTACCAATGAATCGCCAAATTCACCATATCTGTAAGAGAAGATATTTTAACCAACAGTTTCATCATGCAATTTAAACATCTCCTTTTCTAAAGATATCACTTTTTATCTTACTCTGTAATAACTATTGAATATTAAGTATTATTAATTAATAGTACACACAATTATAGTATTTACAAATTAGATTAAAACCTTTAATTGTAGAACTTATTCAGCGTCTTCTCCATCTAAAGACAAATATTGCTCGCAACCATTGATTGTAATATCTAAAATTCCTGGTTTCTTTTCTGTACCTTCTAGTTTATACAGTTTTGTAGACCACTCACATACACTAGCTTTCACACAAGATTCACAGAATTGATTATTTAAGTTTGCCATTGTTGATATATTCCACCTTTTAAATTTTATTTATTTTAATATAATAGGGAGATTTCACTCCATATTCTAATCAAAAGGCATAATTATTGCCACTAACGTATCTGCTCAAATTAGGCAGTACGGAATGTTATACTTTTAATTACTGAACAACTTTATCTTTGAGCGACTTATAGATAGTCGTCTTAATTGCATTCTTTGCTGGAATTTGAATTACTTCTCCATTTTGTGGGTTGCGCCCAGTGCGTGAACTGCGTTCTACAATTTTCATTCCAAAATGAGAACTAACTTTAACTTCTTCTTTATTTTCAACGCAATCTTCTAATACTTTTAGAAATGCCATTAGTTGTTTTTCACTATCTTTTTTTGTACCTTCTGTGATTTGAGCCATACGTGCGATAATTTCTTTTGTGTTTGCCATTTTTATTATATCCCCTTTATTTCTATAATAGTATCTGCGTACTTTGTACCAGACCTGTGTTTTTTGTTTTTGTTTTATTTTATAATTGATATTTTACTATTATCTAATTTACGCTAACCAAACTTCATTGCAAGAATTTTCCCTCCTTGAATTAATATTTAAATAAAGAGGTGATAGATAGACACTCTATACCTTGACTCCGTACAGAAAGACAGTCTGAGGGAGTATGATTATTAATCTAATAAATCTGCTAATTGTGCTGTTTTTGATCTCTCTGTAGTACAAAGTTCAATACAACCAAATAATTCATTACCTTTTAAACCATTTATCATTTTCTTTAATCCAGAATTTCTTTCAAATAAAGAATCATCAACTTGTTTAAAATCCCCATTAATCCATAATGCAGAACCTTCTGCAAGTCTACCAAGAAGCAATTGTATATGTTGTTTAGTAAGGTTTTCACCTTCTGTAACATATACTAAACTACGTTTTAAATCTCTTCCTCTAATAGTTGCTAATTGTTGAAGTTCAATTATTCCTTCATCAATCAATTTAATCAAACCATCAATTCCTCCAACATGATCTGCTAAAGGCATTACATATGGTAACATTTTCTCAAATTCAGAACCTTTAAGATAGCCTATACTTTTTGTATTAGAAACCTCATACATATTTCTAACAAATACTATTTTATCAAAAACACCCTGTTTTACCATAGAAATAGCATTGGTAGCCATAATCAGGTCTTTACCTGAACCATATTTACCGAAAATGGCCTTGCAAGTAATTAATTTATTTTGAAATAAATCTAAAGCTAATTCTTGTTGTATATTACGTGGCTTAATTTTACCAGTAAAAGAAAAAGAATCTGGTTGTTTTTCAAACTTCTCGTATTTAGGTTTTTTACTTTTATAAGAGAATGGAATTTTTGGTGTAATAGTAGTATCAACTAAATCAAAAAACTCAGTTCCATTCCATCTTTGCTTATCAACAATTTCACAATCTTCATTTTTTATAATTAGATATTCATTAGTTAATAAATCAAAACAATTAGATGGATTTTCATAGAATGAAGCTAGTTCATCATCTGATAATATTACTTCCCTATATCCTTTATAAGATTTATCCTCCATAGTTTTAAATTCAAAAAGCTCACAAGGAATATTATATGCTTCCGCTTTTATCCATAGATTAAAATCATCCGTCATAAAAATATATTCATTATCATCTATGTATGTTTCATAAGCAAAACCCAAAATAAAATTATCATTTTTGTGATCTAAGAATCTATTCTCTAATTTAAATTTATAATTTTTTACTATTGTAACTCTTTTGTCTTGCATTGCTTTTTTGATATCTCTAAGAGCTTTTCTGGCTTGATAACCAACAGTTTCGCTCTTCTTTAACCCATCTAACTCCTCAATTGTTATTATAGGTATTTTAACATGAAGATAGTTATTTAGATCGAAGTTATGATTCAGCATTATATTTGTTTCTACAAATACTTTACTGGGCAATAAGAATCATCCCTCTACTAATTATTTTACTATGTATTAT